AAAGACAAACACGCCTACGGATGACCAATGCGCCTCAACGGTTGATGGAGGGCGCAAGCGGGGTTACTCACTCCTGAACAGGAGTCTCGACGCTGTTACAAACACCATAACCGGGTATATAGGGGGTGGCGAATGACCTATTACAATCTCAGTGATGACCCGAATCAGCGGTTCATAATCGACTACAACGGGAAGGCGATAACAGTATCGCTGAGGTACTCTCCCACGATTGAGGCTTGGCTTGCTGGTATAGATGGAGTTTGTTCAAGCATTCGTGTAGTCGTGAATGTTCCCATCTTCCAGCAGTTTGGCTTCAATCGTCTTTTTTTCATCCAGCAGGACAACGGAGAGATTACCCGGAGCTTGGAAAACACGATGCTCCTGTATGTTGATGAAGGCGATTTGAATGATGAAGATTTCCCTACCGCAGAGGTATTCCTGAATCAAGTGAGGGTCAGGCGGAATGGATAGCTTGTATTACAGACAAATATCCCTTACGTTCATCAATGCTGAGACCGGAGTAACGACCGAGGTTTCAGGAGATTTAAATCTGTCTGTTCGTGTAAGCAAGAGCGCAGATAGCAAAGCTCCAGATAGCGCTCAAATCACAATTTTCAATCTGGCGGCGGCTTCGAGGTCTTTCATAACTTCCGCCTCCGGGGTTGAGATTAGAGCTGGGTACTCCGGCGCGGTAGCAGACCTGTTTGCTGGTAATATCCAAGTGGTTTTGAATACCAAGCGAGCTACAGAATGGGAGACAACAGTCATAGCCGGAGATGCCGCTACCGCGATGCGGCAGGCGATAATCAACAAAACATATAATCAGCCAATCGAAGCAAGAGAGCTGCTCAGGGACATAGCCGCAAGCGCTACGCCGCCTCTCGCTTCTAGGGTGGAGTTTATCGACGCAGAGAGCGGAGATACTCCTCTGAGGGGTAGCGTAAGGCACGGGGTAGCCGTTGACGAGGTAGAGCGAATTTGCGCCCCTCGTGGGTGGAAATGGAGCTTGCAGGATGGGGTGCTTGTTGTTGCTGGAGGTGGCAAGTCAAGAAAGACGCTCCAGTATCTAATAAGCGCTGATACCGGGATGATTGGCACTCCCGAGATTATAAACACCGGGCAAGACCTCAGCGGTAAAACTCCCGTTTCGGGGATGAGGATAAAAGCAATCTCGGCGTGTATACCGGGAATAAAGCCCCATGATGAAGCAAGGATAATCTCCAGAGCGCTTTCTGGCAAATTCGGGAATGAACTTTACGAGGGGACTCCCGAGCAGCCGTTTGATCGTGTGTTTTCCGTTCAAGTCGTAAATCACATTCTCAACAGCCGCGATGGAGCATTTGAGACGACAATCGAGGGGGTTCCAGTTGAATCAAGTTGATGTAATCAAATCAGAGGTTGCAAAAGAGACCTCCGGGCTTCGAGTCGCAATCCCGTGTATCATAACAGCGTTTTATCCCGATGTGATGAGGATAGATGCTCAACCAGCTACGCAAATTTTCATTCGCGGAGAGATTGTTTCCCTCCCGCTTCTTGTTTCGGTTCCAATATCAATACCCACAAGCGGCAGCCATGCGGTTACAATACCCGTGGCTCCCGGAGATGAATGCTTGGTTGTCTTTTGCGATTACTGTATAGACGGATGGCTTGAGAGAGGAGGCACTCGACCGCAGCCGGAAGTTCGGCACCACCACATAAGTGATGGGGTTGCGATAATCGGGATACACAGCAAGCCGAGGGTGATACCGAATTACAGGAAAGATGCCTTGGAGCTTCGCTCCTTTGATGGAAAGCAGCGAATAACGCTCAAATCAGATGGAGTTATCGAGGTAACAACCGATGCGACGGTTGAGGTTCTTTCTTGCGATGTGAACCTCCATGATTGCAGTCTCAATGTTGAAAACGGAGATGTGGTTGCTGATGGCGTGAGTCTCAAGCACCACATCCATACGGGCGACGATGGCGGCGACACATCGCAGCCGCATGTAACGTACCCATAGGAGGGCGCGATGTTCGGGCAGATTGATATTTACCCTGATAACATCTCGGGCGATATATTCCTGAAAGACCATCAAATAAGCCGATGTTTCCGCTCGGAAGCAGTACGGCAAAACGTGATACAGAGGATTCTCACGATAAAGGAGGAGTGGTTCCTCAACCTTGAACAGGGGCTCCCGTGGTTTACTGAGCTTCACGGTATGAATGTGCCGCTTCCTCTTGTCCGGGCGCGATTGGTTGAAAGCATCCTGAGTACCCCGGGCGTGGAAGCACTGCTATCTATTCGCGTGTTCGTAATACGAGACAGACATCTAGGGGTTGAGTTCGAGTACCGAGATATTTACGGCGACATGAAACGCATTGAGCTTTAATAGGAGGCTGAGATGGCTCTCACTGAAACAGGGTATCAATACCCAACCTTGACTGAGGTAATCGACCGTATTGCTGAACGGCAGAGGCATGTTTTCCCTGATATTAACCTCGACCCCTCTACCCCGGATGGACAGCTTAATGGGCTTTTCGCTGAGGCGGTTCACGTATGCTATGAGGTAGCGGCTGGGATTTATAACGGTATGGACCCGCGAGCAGCAGCAGGCATAATGCTTGACCGGGTTTGTGCCATAGCCGGAGTGGTTCGGAAAGATGCCTCTCCAGTCATTGTCATGTGTCGGTTTTCTGGTAGTCCGGGGGCCTACGTTCCTGTGCGGACGATTGTCTCAGATAATCTCGTTCCACAGAATCAATACATAACTCGCTCCAATCATTACCTCGATAGTTCTGGCGAAGCAGTCATCGCTTGTTACTGCACCGAGACAGGCAAGAAAACCGTCCCGGCTGGAGCTGTTGATAATATCGTTACCCCGGTAGCCGGAGTTGATTCAGTTACGAATGATACCGAAACAACGGGAGGGAACCACCGGGAGACAGATTCCGAGCTTCGTGTCCGCCGCCAGCGTTCCCTAGCTCTCGGGAGTACCGCGCTCCTTGACAGTATTACCTCCGGTCTCCTTGCTGAATATGGCGTTGTGGCTGCAAAAGTATACGAGAACAGCGAGGCTGCAACAGACCCCGACGGGATACCCGGACACAGTATTTATTGCGTAGTCCAAGGAGGTCTCGATGACCGCATCGGGAACGTAATAATGGAGAACAAAAGCGTCGGGGCTGGGACACATGGGACGACATCCGTTGATTGGCACGATATAACCGGAAAATCCTACGAGGTTCGGTTTAGCCGCCCGACCCCGGTGAGCATTCTGCTTAACGTGAAAATCTCAGGAGCATCTCTTGACCCCGGAATTATTACTGATGTGAGAAACAAAATCATGGCTCACATCGAGGGCATACAGGATGGGACAAGCTCATGCACCGCAAGCAAACTGGGGATTGGCGATGATGTATTTGCCTCGATATTTTATTCAGCGTTCAGCGGTGCAGAGGAATATGAGATTGTGGAAATCCTGGTGGGGACGACTGCTCCAGCCTCAGACCCCGTTGCAAGCATCGGTATTGATGAGATTTCAGATTTTGCGCCCGGCGATATAAACGTGGAGGTATAAATGGCTGGACTCAAGACTTGTTCAGGGATGGGGGATTGCAGGAGCGCTTCGTTTAATCGGGCGCTCCATGATGTGATTTCGCAATATCAAGACTCCCCTAATCTTCGGGCTTATATCGCATCATTCATTGATGAAGCCGTTGCCGCGGCAAGCGATATTGAGGAGCTTTCTATTTGCTTATCATTCGATTGTGTAGCAGGCTCCATGCTTGAGGTTATCGGCGCCATTGTTGGGCAGATACGCCCCCTGATAATAGATACCCTCATGCCTTGGTTCGCGTTTGATGGGGGGAGCGACCCGTTACATGCTGGATTCGGAGAGGGCCGCTTTTGGGATGGGCACTCAACCGATACCGGGATGGTTCCTGCTCCAGACGACATTTACCGCCAGATGATAGCAGCTCGCATAATGAGGAACGTGTCCAGATGTACGCACAATGATGTTCTTCGCGTTCTCGAAGTGGTAAGTTGCAGGAACGATTGGGCAATATATGGCACCAATGGTATACCGGGACTTGTGTACCAGTTTGATGATACCGGAGAAGCAGGGACAGGAGGACTCGACCGGGGGCAATTCACTGACGACTCAGGCTCGATACCAGCAGCAACAATGGAGATTAGAATAATCGGGATGTTAGAACCAGCAGACCCCGCGCTCGTTGCTTTGATAATGAACTATGATATTCTGCCGCTGCCAGCTGGGGTTAAATTGGTGGAAATAAGATAACGGAGGAACGTATGGCAACAGATAAGGTAATGATGGCGCCAACTGATATTTGGGCTTCAAGTGCAAGCGGAGCTGACATTGTGAAACCAGTGAACCCGGATATAGCTGCCGGGTTTTCTTCGGGCGAGAAGCCTCCCAACAACGGGCATAATTGGTTCTGGAAAGCATTCTCGCAGAACATAATCCACCTTTTCGAGAATGGTATCGCCACATGGGATGCTGTTACAACTTATCAAAAGGGGGCCCTCACGAAGGTAGGCTCGCAGCTTTATGTTGCCTTGGTGCAAAACCAGAACCAAGACCCTACTACCGCAACCGGACACTGGCAGCCGTTTAGCGGCGACCCGCTCCGAGGTGGCATAGCTTGGAGCAATGATATTTATTACCAGACTGGTGATTTTGTATGGTATCGAGAGTCTGGCGACCCGCAGGGGTATATCTATGCGGCGCTGACCGATAATCACAATACCGTACCAAAGGGCAATCTTACCACATGGTTCCCGGCTTCGGCATTTATGCAAAGAGGCGGAACGGCGTGGAACACAGATTTTGAATATATCGCTGGCGATTTGGTTACCCATAACAACAAGCTCTGGTTTGCGCTCCAGTGGACTTGGGAGGAGCCGGGACAAGGAACTCACTGGCGAGATATTCTTGATTTGTCTTTGAGGGATGACACATATTGGGCGAAAGAGGTTATCACGAAAGCGCCAGCTTTTTCCGATTCCGTGCTTTGGGGTAGCTTGGATTTCCTGTGGGACGATGTTGCTTCCGCTAAGTCATTCCTCGACGGTAGTACGGGTGCGTTCATCATGAACGTACAGACTCGAGACCTATTCGATAAATACATCAACGGGTAACCGTGGGGGGGTAAATATGGCAACAGATAAGATTCCTATTGGCGATGATGATGTGTGGGCTGCGGATGCAGACAATACCCATAAAACGCGACCACCTCAAGGCGATATAGATTCTGGCTTTGGGTACGGAGAGAAGCCACCTTATTATGGACATAACTGGCTATTTGAGGCGCTCACAGCCAATATCGTTCACATCCTCCAAAACGGAATTGCGCGATGGGATAGCACCACATCTTATCGAAAAAGCGCCCTCTCAATCCACGGGGATGTTCTCTATCAAGCCTTATCAGACAATACAAACGTGGAGCCGGGAACAAACTCAGCGGTGTGGACTGTTTTTTCAGCCGGAGGAGCTTCTGAGCGGGGTGGTATTGCATGGAACAGTGGCAATACATACCAGCGTGGGGATTTTGTTTGGTTCCAGCCTACAGCGGGAACTGAGGGGCATATTTACGCGGCTATCCAGACCAACAGCAACAGCCAACCAGATACGAACCCGGCTGACTGGTTCGATGCCTCGCGATATTTGCAAAGAGGCGGGGCAGCATGGGAATCCGCATCGTGGGAACACAAAGCTGGCGACCTTGTAACTCACAACGGGCGAGTGTGGATAGCAAACACAAATACTCTCGAGGAACCGGGCGCAGGAAACGAATGGACAGAGTTCTCCGGTGGCGGGGGCGGGACAGTTGAACGAGGCGGAATATCGTGGAACGCATCAACCACATATTACAAGGGCGACCTTGTTTATTATCAGCCCGGTACTGGAGAGGGATACATCTATGCAGCCTATCGCACAAACACCGGGGCAAACCCCGAGACCTCCCCATCCGATTGGTTTAACGCCTCGAAGTGGTTGAAGCGAGGCGGAACTGTATGGCAAGCCGGGCTGACTTATTACACCGGGGATATAGTCGGCTATGGGGGGAAGGCATACATAACCACCGCTGATAACCCCGGACAACCGGGGTATGACACATCATGGGTGGAGATTGGCGGAGGAAGCAGCACTGTTGAGCGGGGCGGCATAATATGGGGCGCAGGGGTATATTATTTCGTTGGCGATGTGGTGGGATACCAAGGTGAAGCGTGGCTTTGCATTCTCGACAACTCGGGGCAGTATCCGCAGGACCCGTCGAATTACTGGAAAAAAATCGGCGGCAGCGGCACAGCCGAGCGCGGCGGTATCGCTTGGAAATCATCGACGAACTACAGGCGCGGAGATTTAGTCTGGAGCGACAGCGCCGG